CGCGTCGAGTGTGGCGGCATGCCGTACGAGGGCAACGAGATTGCCGATGGTTTGCAGCTTGCAGGAGTTCTCTGATGCCCGCCATCATTGCAGCCCTCCTCGGAGCTATGGGCCCCGTCCTCGACAAGCTCATTCCCGATCCCAACGCGCGCAATGCGTTCTCGCTGCAGCTCCTGTCGGCGTTGCAGGCGGCGGACCTGTCGCAGCTCAAGATCAACGAAGCCGAGGCCAGCAATCCGAACCTGTTCGTGAGCGGCTGGCGTCCGTTCATCGGCTGGATTTGCGGCGGCGCGCTGTTCTACCAGTACATCTTCCTGCCGCTCGGCGTGTACATCGCTTCGTTCATCAGCGCGGCCGCGGTGACGAATATCCTGAACGCGCCGAAGCTCGACGGCAATCTGTGGGAACTGATGATCGGCATGCTTGGCATGGGCGCGCTGCGTTCGTTCGAAAAGGTCAAGGGGGTCGCCGGTAAATGACGACTGGCCTTACCTACAACCAGTACGTCACGGAGCTGGCCAACCTTGCGGTCGTCGATCCGGCGGACACCAACTTCGTGGCGAACCTGCCGCAGTGCATCACGTACGCCGAAAATCGCATCTATCGCGATCTCGACCTGCTGTCGACCGTATCTGCGGCCACCGGCTTCTCGCTGTCGACCGGCAGTCGGCAGCTGACTTTCCCGTTGCCGACGTTCGTCACGCTTCAGGAAGTCAACGTGATCACGCCCGCCGGCGTCGCGGACCCCGATGCGGGAACGCGCGTCTCGCTGTGGCCGGTGACCAAGTTCTGGCTTGACATGATGTACCCGACGGCGACGGTCACCGGCGTGCCGGCCTACATGGCGATGTTGAACCAGAATACCGTGCTGGTCGGGCCGTGGCCCGATCAGAACTACGCGGTCGAGCTGGTCGGGACCGTGCGCCCGGATTCGCTGTCGTCGTCCAACTCGACGACGTTCGTCAGTCTCTACCTGCCGGACCTGTTCCTCATGGCGTCCATGGTCTTCATCAGCGGCTACCAGCGCGACTTCGCGCTGGCGGCCAGTCAGGCCAACGACGCGCAGATGCCGGTCAATTACGAGAGCCAGTACCAGACGTTGCTCAAGAGCGCGATGGTCGAGGAGGCCCGCAAGAAGTTCGAAGGCGGTGGCTGGACGTCGATGTCGCCGGCCGTGGCCGCGACGCCGTCGCGCGGGTAGCGCATGCACGCCACCCTGAAACTGATCCCGACGGTCGACACGAACCGAACGCCCGCGTTGAACGAGGCGGCGATCAGTTCGACGCAACTCGTGCGCTTCATCAAGGATCGCGAGAATCTGGGCCTCGTGCAAAAGCTGGGCGGCTGGACGCGGTTCTTCCCGTCCGCGCTCGGCGCCGTGCCGCGCGCGCTCTGGGCATGGCGCGACAACCTGACGAACGACTATCTTGCTGCCGGCTGTTCGGGTTCCGGCGCGGCGGGCGGCCCGCTCTACGTCATCGCCAACGGCGCGGCGAACAACATCACGCCGCAAACTTTTGAAGATGACCCCGCTGTCGACTGTTCGACGACTATCAATACCAGCCTCGTCACTATCGGCGATCCCGGCTTCAGCGCCGCCACGACCGGCGCCTCGGGCGACGGCACGACTGCCACGATAACCTACGCCGGAACGCATGTATTTCCCGTCGGCGGCACTGTCGTCGTCGCCGGCGTAACGCCCGCCGGCTACAACGCGACGGCGACCGTGACGGCGTCCTCGGCAGGTTCGGTATCTTACCTGAATGCCACGACGGGCCCGCAGACCGTTGCGGGCACCGTTGGCAGCGGCGGCAGCAACATAACGAGCTACGACGTAGTTTACATCTCGACGCACATCAGCGTCGGCGGCCTGATCCTGTTCGGCTTCTATCCGTGCACCGCGGCGTCGTCCACGACGTACCAGATCACCGCTTTGGACACGCTTGGTTCGCCCGCGCTTGCCGCGGCGACCGTCGCCAACGGCGGCGCCGTCGCGCTGTTCAATACGACCATCAACACGTCTGTCGTCACGGTCACGCTGAACAACCACGGTTTTGCGGTTGGCGATACCTACCCGGTACTCGTCGCGACTACGGTCGGCGGCATCCTGCTGGAAGGCAACTACACGGTTCAGTCGGTGCCGACTCTGAACACCTTCACTATTCAGGCATCGCAAAACGCGACGGCAACGGCGGCGGGATCGATCAATGGCGGCAACGCGCGGTACATCTACTACGTGACCTACGGCCCGCTGCCGGCGGGCACGGGATATTCGACCAATGGCTATTCAACGGGCGGGTACTCCACCGGCGCGCCGCCGACGGCTGCCGTGGGCTTCCCGACGCCCGCCACGGACTGGTCGCTCGACAACTGGGGCGAAATCTTGATTGCGAACCCCGACGGGGCAAACATTCAGGTCGGAGACATCGAGCCCGGCGGCCCGATCTACCAATGGTCGCCGATATCGAATTTTCAGATCGCGCAGGTTATCCCGCAGGCGCCTGTCGCCAATCACAGCATGTTCTTGGCGATGCCGCAGCGGCAGATCGTGGCGCTGGGCTCGACCTTCACCGGCGTGCAGGATCACCTGCTTATTCGCTGGTGCGACATCAACAATTTCAATCAGTGGATCGCGTTGCCGACCAATCAGGCGGGCTCGTACCGCCTGCCTCGCGGCAGCCGCATCGTCGGCGGCATGCAGGGCCCGCAGCAAGGCCTCATATGGACCGACCTTGCGCTGTGGGCGATGCAGTACGTCAACCTGCCCGACGTCTACAATTTCAACGAGCTGGCCACGGGATGCGGCCTGATCGGCAAGAAGGCCATGGCGACCCTGAGCGGCACCGTCTTCTGGATGGGCCAGTCGCAATTCTACATGTACGCGGGCAATGGCGTGCAGTCGCTGCCCTGTACCGTGTGGGATTTCGTCTTTCAGGAGTTGGACACCACGAAAGTCGACCGCATTCGCGCGGCGCCGAATTCGCGGTTTGCCGAGATGACGTGGTACTTCCCGACGCAATCCGGCGGCGGCGAAGTGAACGCCTACGTCAAGTATTCGCTGGCGACCAATGGCTGGGACTACGGCTACCTGTCGCGCACGGCGTGGATCAACCAGTCGGTGCTGGGACCGCCCATTGGCGGCAGCTCGAACGGCGTGATCTACCAGCACGAGACATCGCCAAACGCCGACGGGCAGCCGCTCGCCGCCAGTTTCCAGACCGGCTACTTCACGCTTCAGGACGGTGACCTGCTGTCGTTCATCGATCAGGTGTGGCCGGACTTCAAGTGGGGCTACTACGGCGGCACGCAGAACGCGTCGCTGTTGATGACGTTTTACGTTACCGACTATCCGGGGCAGTCGCCGCGAGTGTTTGGGCCGTACACGCTGACGCAGGCGACCAAGTACATCACGCCCCGGCTGCGCGGGCGCCTCGTCTCGATCAAGTTCGAGAGCAACGACATCGATACGTTCTGGCGTGTCGGCGCGCCCCGCTACCGGCTGACGCCGGCGGGCAGGTTCTGATGGCGTCACTCGACGACATCCTGACAACGCAGAAAAACGGCGTCGTCGCCATCAACGGCATCCAGCGGCTTATGGCCGACTTCCTTGCGCTGATCCAACCGGCATTGGGCGCAGCGCTCAAGGTCAAGTACACGCCGATCAGCGGCACGTACACGATTGCCGTGACCGACTGCGTGATCGATTGCACGGCCAACACGTTCACAGTCACGTTGCCGACGGCGGCCGGCATCCAAGGGCAGATTTTCACCGTCAAGAACAGCGGCACCGGCGTGATTACGGTGGCCGCCGCAAGCGGCGAATTCATCGACGGCGTCGCGACGCAGCTCCTGACGGTGCGTTACCAGAGCATCTCCATGATCTCGACCAACACGGGCTGGAGGATCATCTGATGTCGTACAGGATCGGGCCGATACCGCACATCATGGTGTACGACACCACGACGCAGACGATTGCGGCGACGAACACGGCGCAGGTCATCACTTACAACACGACAGACGGCACGGCCGGCATCACGCTGGTGACCTCGGGCGGCAAGGCGTCGCGCATCACGTTGCCGAATGTCGGCACGTATCTCTTTTCGGTGTCGGCCGTCGTCGAGGCCATCGCGGCCAACAAGAGCTGCTCGATCTGGTTCCGCAAGAACGGCAGCGACGTAACCGCCAGCAACACCACGGTCATCTGCCAGAACGGCGAGCCGACGATCCTCGCCGTCAGCGTCAATCTCGATTGCACGACGCCCGGCGACTATTACGAGCTGTGGATGGCGGGCACCGACACGTCCGTCGGCATCTACGCCACCGCGGCGTCGGTCGGGCCGCCTGCGCAGCCCGCGGTGCCGTCGATCATTGTGTCAGTATCGCAGGTCGCCTGACACGGTGTCAGCTTCAGGGGGCCCGCGCCGTGCGGTATTATGGCCTGTTACCCGGAGCGTCTAGGTGCCCTTGAAGCGCGGTTCTTCGCAGGCCACGATCAGTTCGAACATTCGCGAAATGATCGCGTCTGGTCATCCGCGCGACCAAGCGGTGGCCGCAGCCCTGAGCACGGCGCGCAAGATGCGCGCCGGCGGCGGCCCCGTCTACGAAATCTACAATCGTCAGACCAAGAAGGTTGTCGGGCGCGCCAACTCGATCCCCGCGGCGCGCCGGGCGCGCGACCGGCATGACCTGAACTACGGCGCGTCCGTCCACATGTACCGCCCGGCGCCCGGGCAGGAAGAGGCCGCCAAGCAGCAGATGGCCGACCGGCTGGCCAGCCTGAACCTCGACCGCCCCGCCCGCGCCACCGGCGGCAAAGTACATTCGGGCGCGATTTCCAGCGCCGTGCCGGGGCGAACCGACCACCTGCCGATGCATGTGCCGTCGGGCGCCTACGTGCTGCCGGCTGACATCGTTTCGGCCTTGGGTGAGGGCAACACCGCGGCCGGCTTCAAGATCGTCAAGTCGCTCTTCACGTCGCCCTTCTACAGCGCCAAGAAACCGGGTGCCGGCGCGCCCTACGGCCAGACCGGCGAACCGTACGGCGCCGAAGGCGACCAGCCCTACACCGAGAGCACGCTGCCGTACGACGCGCCCGCGCCGGGCAAGGCCGAAGGCGGCGGCACGACGGTGCCGATTGTTGCCGCCGGCGGCGAGTACGTAATCCATCCCGAAGACGTCACGCGCCTCGGCAAAGGGTCGCTCGATGACGGCCACAAGATACTCGACGAGTTCGTCAAGCAGTTCCGGGCGAAGACGATCAAGACGCTATCGAAGTTGCCCGGCCCGAAGAAGGACTAGGAGGAAGCTATGTCCGATATTCACGTTCGCGTAGGTACCCCCTCGGATATACATGGATTCATGGAGCTATGCCTGCAGGGCAGCGAGGAGAACGGGTTCGTGAAACCGGACCCGGTAAAATTGCTGGAAGAGGTGTGGCCCGCGCTGCATCGCGAAGGCGGCCTCTGTGGCATCATCGGCGCCCCCGGCGCGGAACACTTCGAAGGCGGCATCCTGCTGCGCACGACGAAGCTCTGGTACAGCGACAAGATCGTGCTTGAAGAGCGCGGCGTGTTTGTTCATCCCGACTACCGCGCCGCCAAGGGCGGCCGCGCCCGCAAGCTGTGCGAGTTCGCCAAGACGGCGGCCGACAAGCTCGAAATGCCGCTGCTCATCGGCATCCTTTCCAACAGCCGCACCGAAGGCAAGGTGCGTCTCTACGAACGCGTCTTCGGTAAACCCGCCGGCGCATACTGGCTCCTGAACGCCGAGACCGGCGTAACCAACAAGGCCGCTTGATGATCATGCGCTCCACCTGCCCTTGGCACATCCATAATTCGCCGCTTGCGGCGCAAGGCGCGCGCTTCGGCGGCGGCAAGGGCGGCGGTGGAGGCACGACCTACCAGACGCAGACGACCCAAATTCCACCCGAAGTGCGCGCCCGCTACGATGCGGTGAACGCACGCGCCGAACAGGTCGCGCAGCAGCCCTTCGTCCCGTACACCGGCCAGTTCGTTGCGCCCATCAATCCGCTGCAGGAAGCGGCGATCAACCAGATCGGGCAGACGACGCAGGGTTACCAGCCCTACCAGCAGGCGGCGACCACGGCCCTGACCGGGGCGGCCGAGGCCGCGCTGCCGTACTACGGACAGGCTGGCGAGAGCATCCAGCAGGCACAGGCGGCCGGTGCGCCGTACACGGGACTGGCGACGGCGGCCGGACTGGCCGGCACGCAGGCGGTCAACCCGCAGGCGCTCCAGATCGGGCGCTACATGGACCCGTACATCCAGTCGGTCGTCGCGCCGACGATGCAGGGCCTCTACCAGCAGCAACAGCAGCAGCAAAGCCAACTCATGGGCGAGCAGGCGATGCGCGGCGCCTTCGGTGGCGACAGAGGCGCGATTGCCGCGGCAAATCTGGCCCGCCAGCAGGGTCTGGCGGCCCAGCAGGCGCAGGCAGGCCTCCTGAGCGGCGCCTACGGGCAGGCCCTGCAGGCGGCCCAGCAGCAGCAGGGCGTTGGCTTGGGTGCAGCGCAAGCAAACCGCGCTGCACTGCAGCAATTCGCGCCGCAGGCGCTGGCCATCGGCCAGCAGGCCTTCGGGCAGCCTATGGCGGCCGCGCAGGCCCAGCAGCAGCTCGGGCAGGGCGTTCTAGGCTACGGGCAGGGCGTGGCGCAGAGCCTCGCCGGGCTTGGCCAGCAGGGCACGCAGACGGGGCTGGCGGCCGGTCAGGCGCTGCTCGGTGCGGGCACGCTGGGCCAGCAGACGCAACAGCAGCTCAACGCCGCGCTCTACAATCAGTTCCTGCAGCAGCAGGGCTACCCGTTTCAGGTCGCGCAGTTCCTCGCGAACATCGCGCTCGGCACGGGCCCGCTGTACGGCAGCACGACGTCCGGCACGACGACCGTGCCGACGCCGTTCTTCTCCGACGAACGCGTCAAGGAAGACATCACCGAAATCGGCCGCACGCACGACGGCCAGAAGATCATCAAGTTCCGGTACAAGGGCGAGCCGGAAGGCACGAAGCATATCGGTCTGTCGGCGCAGGACGTCGAGCGGCACCATCCCGAGGCGGTCAGCGAAACCGCCGAGGGCATCAAGGCCGTCGACTACGACGCCGCGACCAAGCACGCCGAACGCGCGTACGGCGGCGGCCTGCTGCCGATGACGTCCGAAGGCGGTGCCGTGCATCCAAGCATGGCCGGCCTCGGCTTTGCCGGCGGCGGCGACGTCGATCCGAAAAAACTATTCCCGTGGGAATCTGCGGGCGCAGCGCCACGAGGTGGCGGACTCGCCAGCGTAAGCGTGCCGCCCATAAAGACTGCGCAGGCGCCGCTAGGCTCGAATGTTCGATTTACAGCGTCGCCGCCGCAACCGACGGGGCTCTCTGCAGCGCTGAACACGGCAGGCGATGTTGCGCGAGGTATTGAAGGCATCGAGAAAACTGGTCAATTGGCCAAGAAAGGCTACGACTGGCTTTCCGATCAGATGAAGCCGTATTCATCTATTGACGATTTATTGAAGACAATTCCTTCCACGTCGTCAGCGCATGGCGGTCGCGTTGGCTATGCCAGCGGCGGCGAAACGGATGACGCCGAAGAAGAAAATCCGGCGATTCCATATCCGTCGAAAGGGTATAACCCGCTTGAGAAATTGGCCGCGCATCAAGTTCAACCGGGGAAACTGCAAGACACCAGACTGCCGGGGGTGGCGGGGGTGGCGGGGCCATCGAGCAGCGGCGACGGCGGCATTTTGGGCGCCGCGAAAAACCTTCCCGGCGTGTTTAGCGGCGCAGAGAAACTTGGCAGCCTTGGTTCCGGTGCTCTTGACTGGTTAGGGACGAATGCGGCTATCAGTTCAGGTCTCGCTGGCGCATCGGCCATGGTGCCCTCTGGCATGAGCGCAGCTGAAGCTCTTGCCATGGGTCTGATCGCGCTCGCGCGCGGTGGCCGCGCTGGCTACGCCACCGATGGCAAGGTCGACTACACCTCAATCGTCGGGCGCGGCGAGAGCGGCAACCGGAACGTACGAAATCCGTTGTCGGGCGCGGAAGGGGAATTTCAATTTATGCCGCCCACATGGGCTGCAGCGCGTAAAGCTCTCCCACATCTTCCGGCGAACATCAGAGAGTCGACGCCGGAACAACGCCTCGAAGCCATGAACTGGCTGACTGGCGAGAACCGCCGGGCGCTGTCTTCGTCTCTTGGCCGTGATCCGTCAAACGCGGAACTGCGCTACGCACATTATTTCGGGCCGTCGGGCGCGGCGGCGCTCATGAAGCTGGACCCCGGCACACGATTTGCCGACCTGCCGCAAGATTTCTGGCACAAGCTCGGCGAGAAATTTACGAACACGACGTTGCTGGCGCAGAACCCGAACCTTCGCGACGAGACGTTGGGCGGCTTGCTCAACAAATACCGTGGCGAATTCAAGGAAGGTCTCGCGCCGATGCCGACGGCGGAACACGTCATGGCGCGACGCGAACCGCCGCGCCCCGGCCTCGCGCCGCCGATGGTCACCGATGTCGAAGACCTGAACGAAGACGAAGAGGACAACAACGAATTTGCGCGCGGTGGTATCGCTGGCCGTCACGGATATCAAGCCGGTGGCGAGCCGGAACCGTGGGATTCGCCGGGACAGTACTTGCCTGACTATTTGGACCCTGCGGTTCGGCAGCGTGCACTTGAGCAAGAAGTTCGGGGGGCCAAATTCGAGCCGCCGGGACAGACGTCAGCTGACGTCATGCCCAGTCGAGGGCTTGCACCGCCCACTCCTCCGGTAACGGTACAAGCCGATCCACAGCGTATGCTTGAAACCGGCGTGCGCACTGCGCCCTACGAACAACCGGGGCAAGCGACGGCCGGCTATATGCCCCAGCGCGGCCTTGCGGGAACTTCGCCACGCGTGGCTACGCCCAGCTCGCCAAGCGTCGAAGCATCTGTCTCGCCGAATGTTGCTGCGCCGGCTTCGACGGGCGTAGCGCCGCCGCTGCCTGCAGCTACGAATGTCCGAACGGCGTCGAATTTTCCTGAAGTGGCGGCCGCACCGTCGTCTACGCAAAGCCGTGGGCTTGTGCCTCCCGATGTGGTCACTGCGACGACGCCCGGCGCAGCGTTGCCGTCTTCATCGCTCACTGGCGATTGGTTCGAGCGCAATCGTGGGTGGGTCATGCCTTTTGCCAGTGGCATCGGCAGCATGCTTGCTTCACGTTCGCCGTTCTTCCTGAACGCGCTGGGCGAAGGCATCGTGGGTGGCGGCAAGACGTACCTTGAACAGCAAGGACGCGACATCCAGCAGCAACAGGCGGACATCGCGGCCGCGCGGCAACTCTACGGCGTTTACAGCGATCTTGGAATGAGGATTGCCAATGCCGAAACGCTACCCGATGGAGGGGGCGCATTGGCGCCATTGCGCGCGCAGTACAACAATCTTGGGAAACAGATAAATGCGCTGATCGGCAAATATGTGAAGACACCGCAGCAGGCTACCGAGTTGCTGACCGGCGGCGGCGGCCCGTCTGGTGGCGGCGCGCAACCAGCGCCCACCAACGCGCCCGCGCAAACGCCGCCGGCCTCTTTGCCGCCTTCCGCCGACCAATCCGATGTTCCAAGTTGGGCACGGCGAGCGCAAACTACGCCCGAACAGCAGGCGTGGGTGAAACAGAACATCGATCCTAATCGTGACCCGGCCGTGCTGTATCAACGCGCGCAAGCTGCGCTGGCTACGGACCCGAAGGGTGAAGTCGCTGCGCGGCTCAAGCGCGAAGCTGACGAAGTGCAGATGCGCATGAACGATAAGGGCGAAATTCCGACGCGCGGCGGCGGGTTCACGACGATGCCGGGCTGGAACGAACGTCGTTCTGAAGTTGAACGCGTTGACCAGAACACGAAGTGGCAGGCTGAGTACCCCGCACGACAGCAGGCAATTCAAAGCACGCTGACCAACATCGGCGAGCTGAACACCGCGTTGCAGAGTGTTACGTCAGGCCCCGCGGCAAGCAAAATCAATGAGTTGGCCGCATTGGTCGATAACCTGTCAGGCGGCAGCATCAAGACCGATCTGGCTAACCCGAACGCTTACTACACGGCCCGCAAGAACGCTTACAATCTTGTGTTCAGCCGACTGGCCGCGGCGGGCGCGCCTTCTGACGCGCGCCTGCAAGGTTTGATTGCAGGTTCTGCGGACCCGAACCTGCCGCCTAACACCAACAAGGCGATCATGGCAGAGTTGAAGGCCATGGCCGAGTGGACGCGCGACAGGGACAACTATCAGAATTCGATCATCTCGAAATACCGGCACGCCAACACGGCCGAGGCTTTGCAAGAGTGGGAACGTGATCCTCGTAACTCGCTGCCCGGGCGAACGGAGGCAACGAAAAAAGACATAGCGGTGTTGGGCGACATCAACGGCGCGCTTGACCGAAGAGGTAAACCGGTACCGCAACTATTGACGCAAGGGCAGATGTATATGGTCCCTATTGAAGGACGATATGAGCGTCTGCGCTATATGGGGGTGAACCCCGAAACCGGTAAGACGCAGTGGAATCCTAAATGAGCGGCGACACTATTGAACTAGAAGCGGGCACCATTGATACGGCGCCGCCGCGTTCCACCCGCTGGAGCAGCGCGACCCCTGAAGCTGTTCCTGTTGAAGGCGGTTTTGAGCTGCCAGCGGGTACTCTTACGCCCAAGGCTGGCGTCGGCGAAGACATGGCCAAGAGCTTCGGCACACAGGCCGGAATTGGTCTTGTTGAGCAGGCGGGACTACCCGGCACACTAGGTTCGATGCTTGAACAAGGTGCTCAATGGACCGGACGCAAGGCGCTGCAGGCAGGCGAAAAACTTGGCATCTTGCCGGGTGAGCATACGCCTGAGACTTTGCCGACGGCTGTTGGCGAGTGGTGGAAGAGCTTCGAGACGCCTAAGAGCCGCTACTACGCAGAGAAGTACGGCTCGCGTAGCGACGTAGGCATTTCGCAATGGCCGACCGGCGAAGAAATTGAAAAAGAAGTTCGCAAGCGCGTTCCCGCGTTAGATTACACACCGCAAACCAAACCGGGCGAATACGCAGGCAGCGCCGGACGGATGGCGGGCAGCGCGCCCATCGGCGGTCCGGGGCGCACGTTGGCCGAAAAAATGTTGATTGGCGCGGCGGCCGGAACAGGCAGCGAGGCGGCCGCCGACATTTCTGAACGCGCCCTCAGCAAAGACTACGAGGTGCCCGCGCGCATTCTTGGCGCCGTGCTAACTAACGCAGCTGCGCTACGCATCGCTGGCGGCGTTCGCGCGTTCACGGGCAAGAATGCCGAAGCCGAACATCGACTGGCACAAGCGCTGCAAGAAGACCTGCGTGACGGCAAAGCAAAGATGACGCCGCAGCAGATCGATGAAGCGTATGCGGTCGGACACACCCCCAGCATTTTCGATATGGCGGGACCGCGCACCGAGGCTCTGCTGTCGCGAATGGGCGGCATTTCCGAACATGAATTGGGACGGCTCAATGCCGCTATTCGCGCTCGCAACGAGACCATGCGTGAGGCGAACGGACAGGTCATTACAGACACTTTCGGTCTCACCAACCGGGCGGGTGACGAGCAAGCGGCGCTTCAGCTCGCGAATAAGCGTCAGAACGACCAGAACTACAAACTTGCACGTACAGAACCATCGGCGGCGGCAGTAACGACGCCGCGGCTTGAAGAGCTGGCGCAATATGAGCCTGTCAAACAAGCTATGGCGCGCGTTACGAAACTTGCGGACGATCCGCAATTCGGCATTCAGCCGCCGATTGCCGCGCCATCGTTTGGCGGGCCCCCAATGGCACCAACGCCGGGTAACCTTGCGTTTTGGGACCACGTGAAGCGAGACCTTGACGCGCAGATCAAGACGCTACAACGGTCAGGCGGCGACACGCACTACATTGATACGTGGCGCAAGGAATTGCTGCACGAGCTTGATAGCCAAGTGAAAGGCTACGACATTGCGCGCGCCGAAGCGCGGGTGGGTTTTCAAGCCGAAAACGCGCTCGAAGCTGGCACCAAATTCGCCGCCAAACCGAATAGTTTTCAGACAACTGAAGTGAAAAAAACACTCGCAAAGATGACGCCTGAAGAACGCGATTTGTTCATCAAGGGCGTTGGCGACACTTTGTTTACCAAGGCGCAGCAATCGCCTACGACGTTTACGAAATTCTTGGCGCACCCTGAAAACGCCGAACGGTTGCGCGCGGCACTGGGCGACGCGCGGTATAACGCGTTACACGGCTACGCTCGCAACACCGAACTGTTAAGCAACGCCGCAACAATCGCTGCTACCCCGCCGCCAAAAAATCTCTTTAGCGGTCACGTCGGCCTAACGGCGGCGATTGGCGCGGCAGCGCTTGAGACGGTCCCCTATCTTGCAGGTTTACCGGCGAGTGCGGCAGCCAAGGTGCTTGCAGGCGTGGCGTTCGATCAAGCGTCAAAGAGCATTAAATACGCCGCCGAACGCCGCATCGCGCCCGAAGTCATGCGGCTTGCGCAGTCTGCGGATCGTGCCGATATGGTCAAGCTCGGCGCCTTATTGCAGTCTAATCCCGCGGCAAACGCGTACTTCAACCGCGTCACCACTTCGTTGGCCGAACTGGCTATGACGACGGCGCGTTCCACGGCGGGTATGCAACCTCAACCCGTGGCGCGCGCCGCGGGCGGCCGCATTGGCAAGATCGACCACGCCGCGGTCGCCGCCGGCCTGATCCGCGCGGCCGAGAAGGCCAAGAAGGGCCACAGCTCGACGACCGAACCGCTGCTGAATGAACCCGACGAGGCCATCACCAAGGCTCTCGCGATTGCCAACGAGGCGCTCGAATGACAACGACGAACAAGGGCCTGAACCAGCCCGGCTACAACACCTACGTCAATACGTGGGGCACCGGGCCGCTGAACGACAATTTCGGTTTCATCGACCTCGCGCTCGGCGGCAGCACGCTCCTCAATGCCACGGGCCTCGGCGGCACAACCGTTGCCCTGACATTAACTCAATGCCGCCCGGCGACGCTCGCCATTTCCGGCAGCCCCGGCGGCACTGTCACGTACACCGTGCCCGCCGGCGTCGGCGGCCAGTGGATCGTGCGAAACGGCGTAAGCGATGGATCGGTGATTCGCCTGCAATCGGCTTCCGGCGGAACCTACGTAACAATCACCGCCGGCGACAATCTCGAAGCGTCCTGTGACGGCTCGGCTTCCGGCATGGTGCGGAACACGACTGCTGCCACCAATCCCGCCGGCTCCAACACGCAAATCCAGTACAACAGCGCAGGCGCGCTGGCCGGCTCGGCGGGGCTCACGTTCGACGGCACGACGCTCGCCGTCACCGGCCTGAACAACAGCGGCAACACCGTGCTCGGCGACGCGGCGGGCGACACGCTCACCGTCAATTCGAACGCGATGTCGATCCCGAACACGCTGAACATCGGCAGCAACACGCTGTACCTGTCGCCGTCGGGCGCGCAGGTCGGCATCGGCACGACCACCGTCGGCGCCAACAAGTTGACGGTCGCTGGCACCGTGGCATCGACGGCCGGCGGTTTCGTGTTTCCTGACAGTACGGTGCAGACGACAGCGGCTGTGGCCGCGGCAATCCCCGCGGGCACTCTAACGGCCTATGCCGGCGCAAGCGCGCCAACCGGCTGGCTGCTTTGCTACGGCCAAGCCATTTCGCGCACGACCTACTCCGACCTGTTTTCGGCAATCGGCACGACATGGGGCAGTGGCGACGGCAGCACGACGTTCAATGTGCCCGATTTGCGCGGTCGCCTTGTTGCGGGCGCGGACAACATGGGCGGCAGCGCGGCCGGGCGGCTGGGCAGCGGCGCGACCGGCGGCATTACCGGCAGCGCCACCGTTGGGGCCACGGGCGGCGAACAGAGCCATCAATTGACGACGGCCGAACTGGCCGCGCATACGCACGGAAATGCCGGCGGGCAGACGGCGCTTGGCGGATCGGGCGGCGGTTCGTCCCTGTATGGATCGCCCGGCACCGGCACCACGTCGTCGACGGGCGGCGACGTCGCGCACAACAACGTGCAGCCGACCGCCGTCGCGAACTGGATTATCAAGACCTGACGGGCTGCCGCGACTGGTTGCGAATATACTGTCGCGTCCAGCCGCGCAACTTGTACTCGTCATCTCGCGAGCTGCGCGAGATGTGCATGATGATGTGGCGACCGTCGGCAAAGTGAAGCATCGCCAGTTCGTGCTTGCCTCGCCGGTTCAACGTCCATTCGATGCGAGTGACGCCTTCGGCCAAGGCGGTCTGCTCAATCGCACGCCTGCTCTTTCGTGTCATTCGATGTAATCCTATACCAGAGTTCACAAGCCATCAGCCTCACACGCTCGTACGGACTTTGCAAGAGCCGTGTTACCGAGACAGTTGCAAGTTCATTCCAGCACCGATTGCGATACTGACGGCACAGCGACCAGTAGATCGCCGTGTGATGTTCGCGGCTGTTTTTCTTCATCGAGATGTCTCCATTTCATGCAATTACGTATGCGCCACACTTGGCTCGCAGCGATGCCGTAGTCGGCCGCCACGAGCTTGCCGATACGGGTGTCCTGCCTGACAGCGCGCACCTGCGCCGCCGTCAGCTTGGCCGATATGTTGGCCTCACCCTTCGCCCACGGCATCGGTCGCAAGCTCCCCGGCAAATGAAAGGTAATTGAGTGCGTCGAGATAGCTGTCGACATGCTCAGGCGACTTCGCGATCCGCGACAGTTTCACGGCGACCATGATCATCAGGATGTTGTGCGCATCCAGCTCGATGCCGGTGAGCTGCGTCGCGATCTTGGCGATCTGCTCGTGGTTCTCGCGGATGCCGCCGTAAACGTTTCCGCGCGGCGCCACCAGCTTGGCGGCTTCAGTCATCATATCAGCGTGTTTCATTTTCACCCTCATGGTAAACGGCAACCTTGCCAACGTGATCCATGTTGACCAGCAGAGGCCCGCGAACCCGCCAGACACGACGTCCGTCGCGGTCGCGGTCGTACACGAGATGCTGGCCGAACAGGATGCCCTGATTTTCGACGATGTATGACATCAGCGCATCGAGCGAGTCGACACCTTCGATGCTCAAGATGACTTGATGCGTGCCGTCATTGCCGCCCGACGGCATGTTCATGTGCAAAAGAAATTTCATCTGTCATTAGCCTCTGGTGGAATGTATGGGGAGTATCCCGCCTGCAGTTCGGTCTGTTTGAGCGGTACGTACCAACCTTTTCTCCCGTTGTTGCTGCTGCGTTTGCCGAATATCTTGCGCAGATACGCACCTGCGTTACGCGAGTTCGTGTAGTTATTGTCGAGACCGTAGTAGCGGCAGACAATGCTCGGCGTTGCGAACGTCCAATCCTTCCGGGGAACGTGCAACATGCGCGCCTGCAGCTCTTCGAGACGTCCCTCGGCGTTGGACACGACCCGGTGCTCTTCGGCAGTAGCCGCATGCAGCGGTATCTCGTTGCCCACCAGATTCCACGATTCGCCCGCCTCGAACAGCACGGCCATCTGGGCCCAGAACTGTTGCATGTCGATGCCGTGGTTGAAGTCGCAACGTGTAACTTCGATAGGCCAGTACCTGCGGGCGCCGGTTGCATCGTTCAGGTACTCGCCGCCGTTCACGCTGGCGCAGAAGGCAGTGCCGCGCGCGCGAATGGTGATGTGGCGGTCGTAGGGCAACCTGATCTTGTCGAGCGGGCGCGATACGAAGCTCTTCAGGTGGCCTGCTTCGGCGCGGCCGACCACGGTCTCGAACTCCGACATCTCGACGATGCCGGCGCTGGTCAGCCGCCGTTCGTCATCCTTGCTGTTGACGTGGCCGAGATGCGCGCTCTGTTCAAGAAGCCGCCACGGCGCAGGCAGGAGCACGCCGAACCACGACGTCTTGCCGCAGCCCTGCGGGCCATCGAGGATCAGAACATGCGGGATGGACAGGGGCGTGTCGCGCATCCAATTCGTCCATGCGGCGATGCACTGGATGCACCACCGCTTTACGGCAATGTCGCGCCATGCGGGATTCGCTGCCTCGATGCTGTCGAGCAGCGGGCGCAGGCGGTCGACGCCATCCCACGGCTTCGACAGGACCCAGTCGAGCAGCGGGTGATAACCCTTGTTGCCGGCGAGCGCGCTCAACAATTCGGACAGCGTAGGCCGCAACGAAATACCGAGACGTTGGCCAAGCGATATCATCAGTTCCCGTGTCAGCGTCGCGCGCTCTTCCGGGTTCTTGATCATGTCGAACGCCTCATCAGGATGCGACAACTCAACGTCTCCGGTGAGATGGTTTCTTAGAACGCCGAAGCCACATTCCTCGACGATGTACTGCACGTTTTCTGCGACGGGTTTTTGTACGTCCTTTACGGCGCCCTTTGCGGTGGTTTCGAGGCTTGGCAGCGCGTCCTTTCTCAGCTTCGGCGCGTATTTCAGCACGAGCCCAGTAAGGATAGCCCCCGCACCGGCTCCCTCCGGCGGGGGCGGCAAAGGGTCCGGTGGCGCAAACACTCCCCTCGGTATCGCGGCGAGCTTCTGGCCGATGCTGGCGGCCTGCTTGACGGCCTCGTCCTCGAAGTCCGGCGCGCCGTTCTCTTTGCACCACAGCAGGAAATCCTGCTGCGTGCGATGCTGGCAGGCGCCGTGGAAGCAGTGCACCGTGCCGGTCGCGCCGTTGCCGACCTGATACTTGGCGTCGGTGCGGCCGTCGCTGTGCTCGTCGCTCCACGGGCACTCGATGAACAGCCAGCCGTCGGAGTTCGCCTCCGACAGCACCATGCCCTGTTCGGTCAACCATTTCAGGATGACATCGCCGCCAGTGTCGCCCGACCACACGCGCTTCGTGGCGCGCAGCGACGTCGGCTCGCGCGGCGTCAGGCCGAACTCGGCGATGGCCTCGGCGAAGGTGTAGGCGGGCTCGTCCCAGTTTTCTTCGGTCAGCCGCGCCGTGAACGGCGGCTCGAACTTGAAATTCTGCGAACCCGGCAGGCGCACGAGACGGTGGACATCGCGTGCGCCGGGATCGCTGTAGCCGCCCTCGATGAAAGCCTCGATCAGCGCCTGCGCTTCCTCAAGCGTGCCGCTGAACTTCAGTCCGGCCTGAAAGTTGCCGGGGCTGGTCTCCATGACGTAGTGAAAGAACGGCTTGCCGTCGAAGACCTTCCACGGGATTTTCGTGCCGATGTCGTCGAGCACGATGATCGGGCAGCGCCGCATGTTGGCCATGAGGCGACGCAGCGGTTCGTTGCTGTCCGGGCGCGACAGCGTCGAGATGCAGTAGTAACTGGCCGCGTCGGAACGCAGCTTGGTGCGCCCCTGCTTGTAGGGCTGCAGCTGCCAACCGCGTGTATCCTTGCCGCGCTGGACAATGCCGACGACTTCGTCGACGGCCAATGCGCCAAAAACCTGAGTTATGAATGTATCCAATTCCATGCCGGCCTCTTACTTGTTGTAGCTGTAGCCGTGTTGAGTTTCGACAGCAAGCGGAAGTGTCGGCCACGCCGACGTCGTCATCGCTTCCGACAGCGCAAGCTCGCCGTCACGCAGTTCGTCCTCGGCGATTTCCAGCAATATCTCGTCATGGGTGTGCATGACGACGGGCCACCCGGCCTCGTCGAGGCGGCGCGCGCCGGCGCGCAGCAGCGACGCGCAGAAACCCTGTGTCGCGTTCTCGGCCAGCAGGCCGCCGTACAGAGCAACGCGCGGCCACGTATCCTCGCCCTTCTTCGGGTGCATCGAGGCCTTCAGCGCCGTGAGGCGTGTCTGCGGGCCGAACTTGCCTTCGACCGTGTCGAGGCGCGCCTCCGGGTACGCGATCAGGCGCCCGCACGGCAGCAGGGCGTACAGCATGTCGCCGTGCATCAGGTACTTGATGCGTCCCGCCGTGTGCACGGTGCCTTCGTTGCGCGCGGCGCGTATCGCGGCCGATTCCAGATCGGCCCAGAACAGCTTGGCCCATGGGTTGGCGTGGCGCCACGCGACCTTGATCTCTTCGGCGGTCTCGTCGTCGATCTTCAGGCCGTAGGCGCGCGCCATCTTGCGGAAGGCGTTCTTGCCGCCCTGATAGCCCAGCGCAAGGATCGCGATCTTGCCCATCTGGCGCTGTGCCTTATCCACGCGATTCACAGGCACCCTGTAGATATCTGCGGCCGCGTACTTGTAGACGTCCTCGCCCTTGCGGAACAAGTCAAGCAGGTCTTCGGCGGCCTTGCTGCCGGACAGCCACGGCAGCGCGCGAGCCTCGATGGCCGAGTAGTCGGCCCACACCAGCACGTTGCCGTCCTCGGCAACAATGGTCGGCCGCAACATCCGCGCCAGCGTGGTCAGCATGTTCTGGCCGGACAGGGCCGTGACCTTGGCAGCCGACGCGCCGTTGAGCACAGCTTCGATCACGTCAACCCCGTTATCGAGCTTATCTCTGACCAGATTATGGGGCTGAAATCCCATGGCGGAAAAACGGCCCGTCTGGCCCGCGCCATTGAACAGGTATGCGCCGCGCAGGCGACCGTCTTCGTCGGCACGGTTTTCGATGGCGGCGTACTTCGCGGTGCTGGCACGGCCGGCGTCGTCGATCAGGTGCAGCAGCTCGTCCACTTCCGACGGCAACGAAAGCCCGCTCTCGAACGCAGCGACGCGCGCCGACTTGTCGAGCGAGACCTTGCCGTCGTCGTCCTTCAGCATCTCGTACAGTTCGGGCGCGCGTTCGGCGACCCACGTCTTGATGCGCTGGAATTGCTTGGCGCTGGTGACGACGCCCTTGGTCACGGCTTCCAGTTCCTTCGCGATCTCGGCCGCCTCGGCCTCCGCGTAACGCTGCGCAGCGCGCGCCAGTTCGACATCCACCGGGATGCCGCGGTCGTTCATGCGTTCGCAAACCCAGTAGTCCTGCCACTCGTCGGGCGTAAGATCGCGCACGACCATGCCGATGGTCGCCTCGACGACGACGTCCTGCATGCAGTACTGAAGCACGCGCTCGTATTCTTCCGGTGTGCCGGCGCCTTCGGTCGACAGCTTCTTCATCAACTTGCCGCCGGCCAAATCCTTTTTCTGCGGGATCGCCAATGCCTTGGCGCAGAGGTCGAGCTTGCCGGGATAGGCCGAGGCGCGCGCACGCGCGGCCGTGCAAAACCACTTTTCCAGCGGCACCGCGACACCCGTGCAGTGCTGCGTGATGAGCCGCTCGAACTGAGCATTCCATGCGCAGTTTCTGACTTCCGGATCGCGCAGGGCGCGCAGCAGTTCGTCGGGCATCGGTTCGCCCAGCCACGCGCGCCACGGCTCGACCATGGCGGCCTCGAATTCACCTTCCTCGTACACGGCGTACGCGGCGCACATGATCTTGGCGCTCTTGGCGTAGCGGTAAGCGCCGACTTCGGTAACGTCGAGCGGCGACGAAGTCTCGTAATCCAAACTCAGTATCAATCCCATCCTATCCTCGCTATCTAGTCGGCCGCATAGTCTTGGCCTGCTCAAGCTGTTCCGCCGACAGCGCCGTGAAACGCTGCCTGCCGCAACCGATTTGCCACCTGACCTTGGCGCTGGCGGCGGGCGCCGCGCAACGGCGTCCGGTCACGGTGCCGGGGGCGCGATATCGCCACTGGCGTCCAGCCGGAGGCCTTGTAGATCGTGCCGTGATGCACCGCCACGTCCTGATAGGATACCAGCACCGTCTCATAGCCTTGCTGGCGCCGGATCGCGGTGCGCATCGCCGACAACATGCGCGATGCTGTGTTCGGCAGCGCGTCGCCTGAGATCGCCATGCGCCTCAACTCCAGCCAGTTTTGCGGCAAGCCGCGCGCGGAGCAATTGTGCCAGAGTGCGACCCCCACGAGGGCGCCGTCCTGATACGCGCCGAATGCCATCTTCCACGGGCCTTTCTGCGTGTACGGCAAGCGGCTGTGATGCGCGGCGATGAAATCTCTTGCGGTGTTTATCTCTATGCGAACGACCGTAAATGCCATGCTATCCTCCAACAAGATCGGGGGCGGCACGAGGCCGCCCCCGTCCCCCGAACGACTACCGGCGGCGACGGCGAACCGTTGCCTCGGCAGCCGGCTGCTCCTTCGGCTGCGGCTTCTCCTCAGCAGCCGCAGCAGGAGCACCCCCAAGCTCGCTGGCGTCGGGCATCACCCACTTCTTCACGTCGAAGATCGGCGTGTAGATTTTGCCGTACTTCTTGTGAGCGTAGCTGTCCGAATCCAGCGCGACAATCGGGATGCACTTGCCCGACCCGTCATCCATCGCTGCCGACACCAGCTGCAGCATGTCGCTGAACGCGCGGCGGCCGCCGACGGAGTTGCTCTTGAAGCGCACGGTGGTGCCCTTGTCCTCGCCCGTGATGCACATCAAGTCGAACGACACGCAGGGCGTCCACTCGGCGCCGACGTCGGGCAGGTTGCCACGCTGGATCGGCGGTTCGCCGATGCGTGCCATCTCCTCGCCCATGACGGTGCCTTCGTCCTTGCTGCCTTCGTCGCCCCAAGCGATCCAGCCCAAGGCCATCGAGAACGAGTTGACGGCCCAGAGGCTGTCTTCCTCGACCTCGGTGCTCTCGGCGCCGTAGACCCACATGCCGTCACGCAGGAGCCGCAGGAACGGAAGGCCGCCGAGTGCGGCCTTGCTGGCCGCCGCGGTTGCCTTCATCGCCTGCTTGTAGACGGTCATGTCCACGGGCGGCAGGCCGCCCTTCGCAAAAAGACTGATTTCGTTGCTCATTACCTGTTTCCTTTCATCAGTGCTGCTGCCTTTGCAAAAGCCGCCGCCGGCAGGACAGCGTCTGCGGCGTCGGTATCACGAGCGAGCGACGGCGCGCTCGTGCTCTTCGCGACGAGATCGTCGGGAAGCTCTTCCAGCTTCAGCGCCTTCTTCGCCGCCGCCGGTGTAATGGGCTGAATGGCCTTGTCGCCCTTGAGCCCGAGGCCGCGCAGGGCGGCAATCGTTTCCTTGTTCGGCTGCGACCACGTCAGGCGCGTTGCGCCGGGTTTCAACCGCCAACCGGGGATCGAGCGTCCGTGAGCCAGCTCGTGCTTGGCGCGTTCCTTCACTGCCTCGATCAGCTCTTCGACCTGCTTGCAATTCTCGATCATTCCGGCGATTTCGGTAGCCGACCAGTCGGGGTGAACCTTGATGTCGATCAGGTCGGCGAACAGTTTCTTCTGCGCCGGGCAGATCACCTTCGCGCGGCACCACTTGCACCACTCGCCCATGCGCACGTCGGCCGACGGCGACTTGGTCGCCGAGTGGACCAGCTTCACGCTGCGCAGGAAGACCTCGATCTCGGCGCGCGTCGCCGTCGCCTTGACCGTAGGCGGATCGAACGCGGGCTGGATGATGACCAGCTCGAACTCCTCGACGTCCTTGCTGAATTCCGCCATGGCCGGATCGACCAGAAACGCGGCCGCCAGAAACTTGAGCTGCGCGCTTTCGGCGCTGACTTCCATGTACCCGAACTTGTGATCGGCAATCAGCGCACGCGTGCCGTCCTTCGTCGTCGCGACGATGTCGCCGGTGCCGAACACTTCGTCGGGCACGATCACGAGCCGCTGCTCGATAAGCTGTTCGCCATCGTAGACACCCAGCAATTCCTCCGCGGCCTTCAACGCTACGGCAACGCCGTCGGCCAGCTCCTGATCAATCTCGACGTCGGCAAACTTCGCACCGATGAATTCGTCGGGCTCGCCGCCTTCCAGCAACAGGTGCTCGATTAGCGCGTGCTGCGCGCTGCCCTTTGCAGCGTACTCGCTGGGCGGGGCTTCGGGCGATTTTGCGGAGAGGGCGACTGAGCCGGGGCAATTCATGACACGGTCGGCCGTCGAACTTCCAAAAGGCGCGTGCTGCATTCTAGCTCCTGTATGTTGCGCGCAAGCTACGGGTGCTCGCTTGCGTGAGTCAACGGTGTTAAATTAAAGCGTGGAAAAACACATAGAATCGCGGTGCCGCAAATACGCCAAGGCGCGCGGCATCATTTTCTGGAAATTGGTCGTCCCCGGATACCCCGGTGTCCCAGACCGTCTCATACTGTCTCACGGCGGCCGCGTCGTGTTCGTGGAGTTCAAGGCGCCGGGCAAAAAGCCGACGCCGTTGCAATTGGCTTGGCATGACAAGCTGCGTGGCTTAGGTTTCGAGGTGCACGTCATCGACAACGTATCGGATTTCGAACGCATATGTCCGTAACGCTCCGGCCTGTTCAGGAACAGGCCATCACCCACATCTACGAACGCAACGAGAGCCTCGTGTTCGCGAGGCCGGGCGCCGGCAAGACGGTCGTCACGCTGACGGCACTCAGTGAGATGCTGCGGGACGGCGTGGTACGCCGTGCGCTCGTCACGGCACCGCTGCGTGTTGCGGAGCTGGTGTGGCAGCAGGAAGGCGCGAAGTGGGCTCATTTGAGCCACCTGCGTATTGCCATCGCGACGGGCACGCCGAAGGAGCGCGACGAGGCGGTGTACGGCGGCGCAGAGATCGTCGTCGTGAACCACGAGAACCTTGTCGACCTGCTCGAAAAGCACAGCAAGTCCTTCGACTGTTTCGTGATCGACGAGCTGTCGAAGTTCAAGGGCCCGACGTCGGCCAAGTGGCGGCCGACCCTGAAGCACACGGCGCATATGGCCGTGCGTATCGGCCTGACCGGCTCGCCGGTGCCGAACGGCCCCGAGGACCTGTTCGCGCAGGTCCGCATGATCGACCACGGGCGGCGCCTTGGCCGCAACTGGGTTGCGTGGCGCGCGGCCAACATGTGGGAGCAGGCCGAGAATGTCTGGCGCTGCCGCAAGGGCACGTTGGAGAGGACGCTGGCGCAGATCGATGACATGACGTTCATCCTGTCGCCCGAAAACTGGGCGCCGCCGCCCGTGCGCCACGTCAAGGTGCCGGTCGAGCTGCCGCCTGAGCTGCGCCGCATCTACACCGAACTGGACAAGGCCAGCGTCGCCGACATCGAGGGCGAGCTGCTGATGCCCGGCGCGCGGGCGCAGGTCGTCAACAAGATGCGGCAGGTGTGTGCAGGCTTCGTGTACGATGAGACCGGCGCCGGCAAGCGGCTCGACATGTTCCGGGTCCACGCGATCTGCGATGTCGTCGACAGCCAGACGTCGCCGGTCCTGCTGGTCTACGATTACCGCGAGCAGCTCGACGAGTTGAAGCGGCGGTATCCCGACGCGCCCGTGCTGGGCAGCGGCACGACACGCAAGGTCGCGGCCAAGGCCGTCGAGGACTGGAACGCTGGCCGCCTGCGCGTGTTGATCGCGCATCCGGCGGCGTTCGGGCACGGATTGAATCTGCAGTATGGCGGTCACGTCGTGTGCTGGTGCTCGTTGCCGTGGTCGCTTGACCACTACGAACAGACGATCATGCGGCTGGCCCGCGAGGGGCAGCGCGCACCGGAAACGATCAGCTACGCGACCGTCGCCGCCAACACCGTGGAGGACGAGACGGTCTTCCCGCGGCTCACGTTCAAGGCGGAAGTTCAGGACGCCGTGTTCACTTCCACAGGAACGCCACCCACGTAATGATCGCGCCGATGCTGACCGCAGCGATCACGGTGTAGGCCGTGATCCTGTTGGCGCGTTCGATGCTGTGGCCCTTCGGGGGTGTGATCGCGCCCGTCTTCAGGCACATGCGGACCCACGTATCGTTTTCAAACGGATTGCTAGACATATGACTTCTCCTTCTTCGTTGCTGCTGTGCCGTTCGCCGCAGCATCAGCGGCCCTGCGCAGCAGTTCGTCTTTGCTCGCCATCACTTCCTCCGTGGCTTGGGTGGGGTGAGGCGGATGCGCCCGGTAGCCTTGCAGGCCGTGCAGGTCATGTAATCGCCGTGATATCCAAATACGTGCCCACGCCCATCGCATGCGGCGCACACCTTCCACTCTCTCTGCGCTGGGCGCTTGGGCTTTGCTTTGAGCATCACTTCCCCTCCTGTTCCGTCACGCGCGCCTCCTGCTGTCGGCCTTGATGCGCGCGATGACGTCGTCGGACAAAACGACGGGCAACGCGCGACCGATGCGCTCGCGCAGCGCGCTGGCTTCGGGCCAGATCGACTCGATCTGTTCCAACGTCTGCGCGTGGTCGATCAGCGCAATGTAGTCGCCAAGTTTCTGGCGCTTGAGTTTTTGAAACTTCTCTCTTTCAAGCAGGTACGCGCTGACAGCCTTCGACGTATCCGCGTCCGTCGCATAGATGTGACGGTGGCACGATCCCGTGTCGGGGCGATACACTGCGTCGGCGTCGCAAAATTCAAACTGCTCGACACCGCCCGCTGTCAACTGCAGACGCACGCATGTGTCCGTGTCCACGCACTCGTACTTCTTCAGGACCTCCATGTCCTTCGGCGGATATTTCGTTTCAACAGCCTTGCGCACCAGCGGGGCCGCGAGCTTGTACGCGGCATCCATCGCCTTCGCGTCAACAAGTTTTTTCACCGTGTCCGCCGCCAGATTACGCAAAAACTGGCGGTGCGAGTCGTTCATCCTGACTGTCGCCATGTGTCAGTCCTCCACCCGGCGGAAACCCTCGGGCACGTACTCGCGCTGCCGACGGACGTGATAGATGCCCGGCCCAAACTGGATGGGCTCGTGCGTGTCGTGCGGGCGCAGATGTTCGAGGACGTCGCCCTGCTCGACGGTCAGGAAAATATCCATGATGCTGTCGGGCAAGCGATACGCCTTCGTGCGCTCCATGGTCATCACATGGTGGTGCCCGGTCTCGCTGTGCGTGACGATGATCTTGCCGTTCTCGGGCTCGACCGGGATCACGTTCTCGGGCAGCTTGTCGATGCGCTGGATCAGGATATCGCCCTGCGCGCAGATGTTACGAAACGTATGCATGTTCAGGTCCTCACTTCGATGCGCTTGATGAGATTGGGATCGACACCGTAAGTCCAAGCGTTTCCTTCCAGTGCCGTTTTGGTTCCGGGGGGTACGGGGAGCGCAAACTCGCGCCGGGTGCCGCACAAGACCTTGATGAACCGCTCGCGATTGCCTTCGATCTTGACCTCGACAAGCTCGCCGATTTCGGGATCGGGATCGCGGTCGATGGTCTTGGCTTTCAACTCGCGCAGAATGTTGGCCCATCCAACGATCTCGCATGCCGCGCGGCGCTGTTCGACGTTCGGCCACGTCAGGGCCGTCTTGGCCGACAGCGACGCCCTGTCCTCGATCCATTCGGCGGGCACGCGCACGCCGTGCCAGTGATACAGAGACCAGCCGTCGCGCCAGCGGTGAGACGGGCCGGTCTCGCAATGAGGGCGGTTCTCGGCATCAATCTTCAGCACTTTTGGGAAGTCCGACACGAGACAGAATTCTTCGTGCATCACGCGGAAGCCGCCGTGAATTGCCGCCTGTTCCCACGCCGCGTATTTCTCATGTGCGGGCAAACGCAAACCAATAATGTCGCGGAAGGCCGTCAGGTAACTGTCGTAGGCTGCATGCATGTTTCCGCCCTGCATGACGCGACGCCAATGCGAAGCGCACTTCAAACCAAAATCACCTGCAAGCGCCTTACATGCTTTCGCCGCCTGTGCGGCTGGTGCGTCGGTCGCGTCGCTGGTCGCGGCGTCGGTCGCGGCGTCGGTCGCGTCGCTGGTCGTGGCGTAGGTCGCGGCACGGGTCGCGGCGTCGGTCGCGTCGCGGGTCGCGGCGTAGGTCGCGTCGCGGGTCGCGGCGTAGGTCGCGGTGTAGGTCGCGGCGTCGGTCGCGGCGTCGGTCGCGTCGCTGGTCGCGTCGCTGGTCGCGTCG